TATTTCTGGTATCTTATTAGTCATACCACCAGATTGTACTAATTGTGGTGCTATAATATATGGTGTATGCATTAAGCCTGGAATACCTAAAAGAGTAGAAATATTCATTATATTATTATTTACAGTATTTTGAGCTTTTAAAAACATTGTTTTATATTCAGATAACCCTAATGGATTTTGTGTCACTAATGCTCTTAATCCGAATTTATATAATTTAGATCCGTTAACTCTATGAGCAAAAGGGTTATTTACACCATCACCGGTATGTTTAGGATTTAATATAGCAGGGAATGCATCAGTTGTAGCTTTAACTGCATCAAAAAATGCAACTAAATTATTATTATTTTTAATTTTCTTCATTAAATCAGCTTCAGCCTGAACATTATAGTTTTTAGGATTTAACCATTGATTTGTAGGTACTAATACACGTAATCCGTTCTTAACATTAGAAGGCCATTCAAATTTTTTAACAACCCAAGTGATATGTAATGGATCAACATATTGTAATGATTTTACTAAATTTAAAAACTTTGGTTGATCTAAGGCACTCATGAATGTGTTGCAATCATCAATGCTATCTTTTTGACATTTAGTAAAGAAATCATTACATTGTTTGGGATCTAATCCTAAACTTTTGCAAGTATTACTTTCAATTTGTTGTGCATTATTTAGTATAGTATTATAGTCATAGGGTTCTGTTGGTCTATTATCTTTATATTTTTTCATTAATTTACCATTTATATTTACAAATTCAGCATCCATATTGTTAGTAGCTGAAGTGCTAGGATTGAATAATTTAGCAAAACTAACTGATTCATTATTAACGATTGTGTCAACTGTATCCTTAAGAGATGAATATCTCCATTTGACAACATTAATTGGAAATCCAATTGCACGAGTACCATGATCATAGTGTAAATTGACTGGTGGAACAACAGATGATAGTAAAGTAGTTGCTATGCCAAGTGGTAATATTTCATTAAAGGATTTTATACAATCTGCATCAGTACCTGTTTTATCATTTAGTTCATTAAGTATAATTTGACAAACACGTGATTTATCAGAATCAATACCTGTCCATCTAGTTAAAACATTTCTTAATACATTATCTATACTAGTAACTTGTGCATTAAATACTGGATATGTTGTTCTTCCACGCATTTTAATATAAAATAATAAGTGTACAAATTTTGCAACATAAACATCAAGTAATGTTTTGTTAGTTTCATCTTTTAACCCATTTGGAACAACAGTTGTATCAAAATCTTTTCTAGCAATAGGAGTTTTATCTTTATTTTTTAGTTTTCTGTTAACAATATCATCACATAATACAGCAATAAAATAATCCATACGCCAATCATCAACTACAGTTTTTCCATCTGTAGCAGTAGCCTTACCTTCAAGAAATTCCGCAGGATTATTAAGATTTTGTTCGGCAAAAATTAAGCTCATTTATATATATAACTTTAGAAAATTTTTTAAATATTTTTTATTAAATAATTTTTATTTTCTTTCTAAATATAATGTGTCCATTTTGGGTAATGTTTTTAGTATTATGTATAATACTATATACTTTAAAATTTTCAAAAATTAAAATATGTGAAATACCATTAGGAATCATTCTACTAATTATTGCAGTATCTTATTATATTTATAATAATAAAACTAAAGAAAATTTTACAGATGAAAAAAAAATAAAAGTATATAATTTTAATACTACATGGTGTGGATGGTCTAAAAAATTTCAACCAGAATGGGACAAATTTACAGTTGCTATAAATAATTTAGAAAATAGTACTGATTATGAAATTAAAGATATTAAGTGCGATGATATTGAAAATAACCCAATAATAAAAGCTATGGTTAAAAAATATAAAGTTCCTGGTTATCCTCATATTATTATAGAAATAAATAATAATATTATAGCATATGATGGAAATCGTAATGCAAATGATTTATATAATTATATTATTAAATTATAAGATATTTAATGATTTTATATTATAAGATATTTAATGATTTATATTATAAGATATTTTTAGAAATATATAATAACTCATCATAAAATTCTAATTGTTGCATTTTATTTTTATCAATACTATCATTGTATCCTAATAATAAACCAAACCATAAACCACCAATACAACCTGTTGTATCATTATCTCCAATATGTATTGCAACATTAATCATAAAATTTTCCCATGAATATCTATTATTAATATAACAATTTAATAAACAATCATATGCATAAATACAAGAATCTATACCAGTTATACCTAAATTATTCCATATAATATTATCTTTATTAACTAATAATTCTTTATTGTTAACATATTCTTGTATTTTTTCACTTGGATTAAAACTCATTAAAAAATTAAGATGCTTATTACAAGGAATGTAATTATTATTTGGTTTATTAATCTTAAATTCTTTATATTTTTTCCAATAATTAATATAATTATCTAATAATTTTATATCATGATCTTTTGGAAAATATTTATGTAATTTTTTATTTTCATATAAGTTTAATAATTTATCTATCCATAATTTTGGTTCTATATTATTTAATGCATAAGCACTAAATAATGCAGTAATAACACCTCCCATATAACCTATATAATAATTATGTGTTAATACAGATGCTTTTATTGCTTCTTCAATAATTTTTTCTTCATCATTATGCCATTTAATACCAATAGATCCTGTTCTCATTGCAGCACCATTACCACCCATATTTTTATTAGAGGGAATATTACCATTATATTTTAATAGCTTTAATGAGTCAATTGTAGTGAAACCACTTGATCTTTTTTTTTCCATCAACGCAGGTAACACATTTAAATATTCTTTTTTATATGTTGTATTATGAACTAATGCTTTAGCAGTTGCTATTAATAATATTGTATCATCAGATGCATTCCATTTACTAATATCGATTGAACTAAAACCACCTAATGAGAAAAAGTCTAAAAGCATATCTAACCATACTTTATTAACTATATCAATATTATTTAATTTATATCCATAATTAAATTCCCAAATCCCATTACGAAATCCAAGTGTATCTAAATAAGATGCTAACATAAAACCTGCTTCTAGTTTTTCATTAGATATATTACTCATTATAATAGACGCATATTTTAATAATTATAAAAATAATAATTATTATAATATAAAATGTCAAAGATAGAAATAGATTTTAATACATTAAAATATAATTTATATGAAATATTAAATATTAAATCTGATTCAGATGAATCTAAAATTAGAAAAAATTTTATAAAATTAATTAAAACTTTTCATCCTGATAAAAATTCAAATCTAGAAGAAGATATATATTATCATATTATATTATCAAACCAAATATTATTAAATAAAGATTTGCGTATTAAATATGATGCATTTTTAGAAGCAAAAATTAATAATTTTAATGACCTAAAATTAGGTTTTAATAATTGTAATAATAGTGAAAAAAAGAAATTAAATAATGATGCTATTAAAGAATTTAATAATAAAGTAAATCAATTAAATAAGACTCATAATATATTAGATTATTTAAAAACAACAGATGATGTATCTACAATAGATAAATATAATAATTTAATATCATCTAGAAATAATATTAATATTGATAAAAAAGAATTTAAATCAGTGAAAGAATTTAATAATATTTTTTATGAAAATAAAATAAATGGTAATTTTAAGGATCAATTAGTTGAATATAATGATAAAAATAATGAATTAAATACATATTCTGGAGAATCATACACAACATTAAATCATATTGAAAAATTATATTTGAATGATTCTATAACAACTAATAATTATTCAAGTTTAGACAGAGCATTTAATTTAATTCCCATTATTAATAATAATAATAAAACTATGAAAGAAAAAATAAATGACTATGAATATATGACTAAAGAATATAAAAATCCATCTTTTCATATAAATCCTAAATCTTAATATTTAATTCTAATTTAATAATATCATCTATAAATTCTGTTTGTGTATCTTTATTATTATTATTATTATTATTATTATTATTATTATTAATAAATGTTTTAGCAGAATCTATTCCACTATTTATCATTAATGTTTTTAATATTTTATCTAACTTTAATTCAAACGAGTTACTAATACACTTGATTTCTAATAAATTATAATCTTCAATAATGATATGTGATTTTAATGCGATAGTGATACATGAAAAAAACACAGATATTATTGATTCTATATTAATATTATATTCTCCAATAATACCTAATGTAGTTTTTTTATTACATAAGTTAATAGGTACATTAGATGCAATTGCACCATCAATATATAATTTATTATTATATTTTATAGGAGTAAATATAAGTGGTACACAAATTGTAATTCTTAATGCATCTATAATTTGCATATGTGGAGTATTAATATAATCAAAATATTCTAATTTTTTATCTGTTATATTTGTTCCTGTAATAATTAATTTTTTATTAGTTAATTTATATAATTCTATAAATGTAATATTTACATTATCATATTTTAATTTAATAAAATGTTCAATAACTAATTTAATATTATCATTATTACATAATCCATAATTTATAAATATATTATCACTATCTATATTTTGTTCTAAAATACCAAAATCAAAATTTAAAATAAATTCAATTATTTCATTCATAGTATAACCTAATACAAGGAATGTACATATAAGTCCACCAATTGATGAACCAATTAATAGTTTTATATTATCCATTTTAATATAATTATTAGTAATTAAATAATTAAGTGCGCTTATATATGATATTCCATTTACTCCACCGCCACTTATACATAGTGTATCTAGAATTTCCCAATCCATTATAATCATAAAAATTAAAATCTTTAAATATAATATATTATATTTATGATTAAAGCAGATGATTTAAGAAAAGATCAAAATAAACGTAATAATAATAAAAAAAAAATCTTTAAAAAAATTTATAATACTATTGAAAAAAAAATATCGGTAGCTAATAGTATTAATGATTATTATATTATATATGATATTCCTGAATTTATATTAGGATTACCTCGTTATTCATTAGAACACGCAAGCAAATATTTAATAACAAAATTAGGAGAAAATGGATTTAAAGTTGATTATTATTTACCAAATAAGCTATTAATTGAGTGGTTGCCAAAGAAATAATTATATTTTTATTTTGTAATATTATTAATTAAATTAAAAAATAATATAATTGATATCCCAATTAATATCATAATTATTGTGTCTTTATTATTATTAATAATATCTTCTAAATTACATATTACATTTGTTTTCATAAAACCTTTAACTTTTCTATTACATTTCTTACATTTTTTTAAATGATTAATAATATCATCACATTTAATACTTGTACATTGGCCTTCAGTATTATCTCGTGCTATATGTTGTTTATCATTTAAATTAGGGGTTTTATCATCTAAATCTGTAAAATTTTCTATATTTTTTTCTATTGTATATGGGTTCATATATTCTTTAAATTGATTACTTATATATGCATTACTACTCCACGCGTCTTTTAATGAACAATAATTCATTTATATTTATAAATGATAGATAATAATTTCTAAATATTAATTTAAAATTATATTTTATATCACTTATTTTTTAATAATGCGTTGAATTAAAGAAAAGAATATTTATATTTTATATAATGTCAGATTCAGAAACATCTGTAAAGGTAGATGAAAAATTATTAGAATTTAAAAAACAACAAAGTACAGATACTGATTTATATTTTAATATGATTGGTAATAATAATAAAGTATTTGATAATGATGCTAATAGTTCAACATCTGAATTAGACTCTATTAAAGAAAGTGACTCTGAAAGAAGCTCAACAAAAAGTAGTATAAAACCATCATCTGCAAATAATTCACCAAAAATACATAGTGTGCAAAGATCACCTACTAGAAATAAATCACCTAGAAATAAATCACCTAAAAATAATATTGATATACCACAGTTTCCTAATGTAGAAAATCATGTACCTGTTATGACTGCACAAGAAATTAAAATGAAAAAAATAGAATTATTAAGGCGATTAAGTGAAATTAAAACAAAAGGCTATAAATTGTCAAAAGAATATGATTTTAATTCATCTATTGATGAAATGCAATATGAATATGATTTATTAAAAAGTTTTGCTGAAAAAAGAAATGGTATTAAATTATATAAAAATATATTATTAAATGTTACATCAGCAGTTGAATTTTTAAATGATAAATATGATCCATTTGAATTTCATTTATCAGGATGGTCTGAACATTTATCATATGATATTGATTCATATGATGATGTATTAGAAGATCTATATGAGAAATATAAAGGTACTGGTAGGAAAATGCCACCTGAACTCAAATTATTATTATTAATTGTGGCATCAGCATCTGCATTCCATTTTACTAAATCACAATCTAACTCAACTAAATTAAATATGGGATCGAATATTCTTGGTAATTTAATGAATAGTAAAAGAGAGTCATCTCAATTTATGACAGATCAAGAAATAAATATTGAAAAATTAAGAAATGAACTAAAGAATAAACAACAACAACCGCAACAACAGCAACAACAACAACAACAACAACAGCAACAACAACAACAACAACAACAACAACAACAACAACAACAACAACAGCAAGCACCCTATCCATCAAATATGAAACCACATTTACCATCTCCTAAAACAAATGTTCAAATTAAAGCACCTGAAAATGTAAAAGACATATTAAATAGAATTCATAATTTACAAGCTACGAAAGTAAATAATACAGACACCCAAGATGAATCAATTAATAATGATAGAATAGTATCAGATAGTACTTTTTCAGAGTCAAAAAAAAAGACAAAAAAAGCTAATATATCTATTTTATAATATAAAAGGTTATCATATAAAGTAAAGTTTTTACATTTTAAAGGTTAAATATTATTAACTTAATAATGACAGAATATATAAAAAAAAAACGTGGGCGAAAACCTAAAAATAAATTACCTGATAATGTAGTGTCTAATGTAGTAACTAATGATAATAAAAGTGAAGATGAAAATATTATTTTACATTTACCAATCACAATAAATGACATTAATAATATTCCTAATATTAAATCTTATTTTATAAAACCACAAGAAAATATAAATAATAACATAAATGTAAAGAATACTATAAATAATTTTACTGAAATAAATGTAAAGAATACTACAAGTGACACAAATAATGAAAAGCAATCTGATATTAAAGATCTAAATAAGAATTATCTTAATATTAATAAAATTTTAATTCATACTATTAAAATTACTCAAGATACTAAATGTTGGTGGTGTCATTATAGTTTTATAACACCTTCAATACAATTACCAGAAGATTATTATAATAATACATTTTTTTGCATTGGACATTTTTGTTCATTTAATTGTGCAAAAAGTTATAATCTAAATATTAATGACAGTTTAATATGGAAAAGATGCTCTTTATTAAATTTATTGTATTTTCAAACATATAATAAATATATTGATATAAATCCTGCACCGTCGTGGTTAATCCTAACAGATTATGGTGGTAATATAACTATTGAAGAATTTAGAAATAATTTTATTTTTAATACTAAGGAATATTTAGTATTACATCCACCATTAATATCAAGACAGATGCAAATAGAAGAATCCTATAAAATTAATAAAAATATGAATATATCAATTGGTAAATTAAATAAAATATATTCTGAAATAGATTCTGATCTACAATTAAAAAGAGCAAGACCATTATCATCTAACATGATGAATTTAGAAACAACTATGGGTATAACACGTAATAAAAAATAAATTTATACATGACTACAATTATTATTATTATTTTTTGATGTATAATAATATTCAAACGGTTCTATAACTTGTTTAATTTTCTTTGAATGATTTTTACAATAATATTTTTGCACATTATCTATATTATTTGTTAAACTAGCTTTTTTACCACATTCGCATTTTTGCTCACTCCTATCAGTCAAATCAATATTATTCCAATCTATAATTGACCATGTAAAAACTTCTTTATTATCTATTTTAAAATATTCTTTCTTTAATAAACAATAAGCTAAATGAACAACACCTACATCAAAAGATAAAACAGTATCATTAGAATTATTCAAATTATTAGAAATAAAATATACACCTTGTAAAAATGCATCAGCCAAATCATCTTTTTTTTTATTGCTATTAAATTGTTTAGTCCAATCATGTAAATGTTTAATCATTTCTGTACAATATTTTATGCCAAGAGATTTTGTTAGTTTATATGATTTTGTTTCATCTGTTGATTTTACTTTAATTAGTTCTTTTGTATCTCCATCATCAGCCAATTTGAGTTTATTAGAAGGAGACATAAATTTAACTTGTGTAATATTTGATTTGGTTGTATTTTTATCAACAACACCTCGTATTAGATAATAATCATAAATAGTATTAGCAATAGATTTCATTCTTGGATTTTTAAAGGATGGTTGATTCTCAATAACAACTGCATTTGCAGTTAAAAGATTTTTTCTTGCTTCTAATTCTTCTATTAATTTTAATTTCACACTATCAAAATTTAGTGTTTTTGAATTTTGTATTTTAAATGGTTTTAATGTATTATTTTTTATATAATTTTTATACAACTGTTTAGCGTGTGCAGTACATAATTCAGTATTGTTTATTGTATTGATAAATTTGACTTTTTTATTACAAACCATTATTCATAATGGAGAAATTAATTTCTTAAACCTATTTGATTTAAGAAATTAACTTGTATATAATATATAATGCCTTATATTAGTATTGATGATGATTTATATACTGAATATTTAACACAAACAGATAAAGATAATTATATTAAATTTATTATGCTCTTATATATTATAATGATATACACCATATTAGTTTCACTCATTTTTTAAGAGTATATTTTTTAATTTTAGGTACTTGTTTTTATATTTAAGATATTTATTTTTTTTCTTGATCTTGATCTTGATCTTGTTTTTGTTACTATATTATTGTAGTATGCTTCTCTAAATTTCAAGATATTTTGTTCAAATAGTTCTTTCAGTCCCATATAACCGATATATTAAAAAAAAAATATTAATTAAATATTTTTTATATTTTTATATATTTTAGTTTTATAAATTTGTTTATTTTTTAAATGTCTAGTACCTTTTATAAATAGTAGTATTTTTTGTTTTAGATTTCTTTGAATATTATTTATATTATTTTGAGGTGAATACGGAACATTAATATAATCCATTATAATGAATTATAAAATAATTGAAAATAATATATAAAGATACATTATCAATTAAAGATACCAATGAATTCAATGATTACAGACCAAAAAAATGAATTTAAAGAATATTTAGATACAACAAAAGAAATTGATAATTTACCAAATGGGATTAGTATTTCAACAATGTGCGCAACTTGTAAATTAAATACAGAATTAGATATTGATAATATTGAACATAATTTGCAGTTAAATAAAAATGATATTATTACAGTTAAGAGAAGTACTACTAGTATTAGAACATTACTAATGCAAAAAAAAAAAAATAAAAGAACAAAAAAAAATGTACAACCTATTAAAACAAAAGTAATTAATTATTTTTATAATCAAATTACTGTTGTTATTAGAATTAATGAGGGTGAAACAGATGATATTAATAATGAACCGAGAATCAATTTAAAATTATTTAAAAATGGGTCTGTTCAAATGTCTGGTTGTAAATCTATTAAAAGTATTAATATTGTATTAAATAAATTAATTAATAAATTAAAAGAGATAAAAGCTAAAATTATAGATAATAAAATTATTGAAATTAAATTTATAGAAAATGTAGAAGCATTAAGTATTAATCATTTTAAAATAGATATGATTAATTCAAATTATCAAGTTAACATGAAAATAGATAGAGATAAACTATATAATATTCTTAAAAGTAGAAATATTAAATGTTCTTTTGAACCGTGTATTCGTGCATGTGTTGTTATAAAATTTACACCTACAACATTTAATATAGAAGAAAAACAAGTTAGTATTTATATTTTCTTAAAAGGAAATATAATTATTACTGGTGCTAGAGATAGAGAACATATTATAGAAGCATATACTTATATTAATAATCTTCTAATAACTCATGCAGATGAAATTAATATAATAGATGATGATAAAAATGAACAAATTATATTAAATATATATGAAGATATTAAAAAAAAAATTGATGCTGGTTTAATATCATTATAATCTAATAATTTTTTTGATGAAATATATCATTTACATAAGGATTATTATTTAATGTATTTATATAATTACTATTTATATAGTATGATACTGATTGATTTATAGGTTTACTCTGAGATTTAATATTATTAATATCAATTATTTGTTGATTGGATAATGTTGGAGCAACACTATGATCAAGTGCTTTATAAGGATTACCAGTATAGCTATATAAAACTGAATCATTAAATTTTACAGTATCTTTATTAATATATGGCCCATTTAAATCTGATTTACCATTAGCAGGGCGATTAAATGTAACAACTGCTTCTCTACATATATTTTGTGTCATATTATTAGCTGATTCATGAGATATTTGAGAATTAATATTAGATTTTAAATTACTTATATAATTATTATTAACGGTTGTTTGTTTAATAGTTTCTTTAGCAATATCATTTTTTGTTTTTGAATAAGTATTACCTGATGAAGAATATATATTACTAATTGGTTGTGGTAATGCAGATGTTGTTTCTTTAATTGTAGCTTTTGCATTATCATTATATTCTAAATAAGTAGAATTATTACCATCATTAAGTGTACCAATATATTGAGTATTCTCTGTTGTCTGTTTAATAGTATTTTTTGCTATATCAGTAATATTTGTATATCCTTCATGTACATTAGGCATTATATTTGATACTATATTATGTGATGTACATTGTTTAATAGTTGGTTTTAATTTATCAGTTATAGTTGAATAAGTATCATTTGTACTTGGTGTAATATTTGCAACTATATTATGTGATGTATTTTGTTTAATAGTTGGTTTTGCAATATCAGAAATATTTGTATATGTTTCATAAATAGGAGGTGTTAGATTACTTACTATATTATGTGATGTATGTTGTTTGATTGTTGGTTTAGCACAATCAGAAATATTAGTATATGTTTCATAAATAGATGGTGTTATATTACTTACTATATTATGTGATGTATGTTGTTTGAGTGTTGGTTTAGCACAATCAGAAATATTAGTATATGTTTCATAACTAGATGGTGTTATATTACTTACTATATTATGTGATGTATGTTGTTTGATTGTTGGTTTAGCACAACCAGAAATATTAGTATATGTTTCATAACTAGATGGTGTTATATTTGTTATAATATTATGAGATGTTGTTTGTTTAATTGTATCTTTTGCTTTATCAAGTACGCCATTATATGTTTGTGTTGATAATTGAATACCACCTTGGTAATTTGTATTTATACTAGTTCTTTGATTATCACAAATTGTATATGATTTAGAATTTGTTAATACAGGTTTAAATAAATTATCAGCAACTGAATGCGAGTTATTATTTTCATATGATTCTTTTTTACTAGTTTCAAAACATATTGTTGAAACATCTGGTGCATAACCCATTGTACTATTAACACTATGTCCATGATGAAAAATTTCATTTTCACCTCTCTGAGATTCTATATTAGTAAAGACACCATCTTGCCTTTGTCTATCAACAATAGCTTTGGTAGCAACTAAATCACTAAATTTTTGTTCTCTAAAATCAGGCAGCTTATATTTAGTTACATTAAAATCATTTCCTCTTATTTCTCCTTTTTTCATTGATTCTAAGGGTTTATTTAAATAAGTAATTTTTTTATTTCCATTACTTCTTAATTGATCAACAGTAGGAGGATTAATACGATATACATTATAAGTTCCTGATTGTACACTACCTTCAATACCTGGTAAAACTTTTGCTTTTGAAGAAAAAGGTAGATCACCCATATTATTTTTATTAGAAGCCAAGTATCGTTGTTTGAGTAAATCTGAATTCACAGGTGCTCCATATATATAAGTTAAATCTGCCATTGGTTCAAATAAATGTTTGCTAGGTTGTTTTAATATTATATTATTTGAACTACCTGTAAATGTTTCCATTTTTCTTTGTGAATAATTTAAAGATTTATTAATATCACGTTGTGTTGTATTAGGATACATATTATTATGTACAAAATTATCTTGTGAAACAATATTATATGTTCCGTCTCTATTCTGATCAAAAAATGAAAAATTTTCTTTAACTTGAATATCTCTTTTTAATGAGGCATTTTGGCCAATTAAAGTATTATAACTATCATTTATTCCTGCAGGATCTCCTATATTGTCAAACCTTAAATCATCAAATTGATTTAAATATTCGGGTTTTCTATAATTTTGTTGAGTTTGATTTGATTCAATCTTATTCATCATGTCTTTAATATTTGTTGAATAATTAATATCATTAGTTGATTTTGTTTTTTCATTATTTGTAGATTTTATTTTATTTTTATTTAAACCAGAATATGCTAATGCACCTAATAATATTCCTGACATAATATTATTAGATATATTTTAATTTTTAATTGTTTTATTTATATTGTTTAATTTTTAATTGTTTTATTTATATTGTTTTATTTATAACACAACTATTAGATATTTTATTATTAACCACGCACATTGATGGTAATTTATAATTTTCACCATCTTTTTCTGCATATATAGTTATAGGTTCTGATGTTTGTTGCTTCTTTTTTGTAGGTTGTGGATATATAGAATCTTGATTGATAGGTATGGGTTCATTATATGCACAATTGTCTTTTATATATAATCTAGAGTTTAAACCATATTTATCATCAATATTTTGAACTACACATTGTGGATTAATTGGTAAATGAGGATTTAACATATACGATGTAAGACTCATACCACGATAATTATCAATAGGATTTGTAAAACGCGTGTCTTCTGAAACTAATTTATTACTACATACTGGTTTATTTCTTAATTTACTTTCATCTAATTGTTCTATATTATCATTGCACTCATCTAATTTCTTTCTACGCCACGATAATTGATTTTCAACATCTGCCATATTTTTATAAGATAAATCATTTGCATCTCTTGGTAATGATACATCGGACTTTGCATTATACGGTCCATCTGCAGAATAACATTGAGAACAATTTTCAGCATAAGAACCATATAATCTATAATCACCAGGTAGTGTACTTCTATTCATTTTTAAATCATATGCGCATTTATCATAAGTTATTCTATTAAATGACATTTATCTATTATATATAAATGCTAGATTATTTTTTTATATTATTATTTTATTTTTTATCACAATAATTGATTCCTAAATTATTTTCATTTAAAAGATTTGTAGTTGGTTTTACTAAATTATTTGGTGTTATATAGTAAATAGATTGGCAAAGTTGTGGTGGTGAGTATTTAGGATTATTGTATTTTTTAGTAGGATCAAATTTAACACCAGGACACTTGGTACCAGGTCTATCTAATCCAAATAATTCACTTTCTACATCTGCACGAGCATCTAATGCAACATTTGTATTATATTTACAAGCAGGGCACGATTTACAATTTTCATACTTGACGACATTTAAATTATAATCTAATGAACTTACACTTTCTTTAACAGTTGTTGAATAAGCACAATTATCATATGTTAATCTATTAAAACTCATTTTATATATTATTATTTAGAAAAAAATTTAAACTTTTATTTACTGATTAAATTTTGTATAAAATCATTCGGTAATAAATATGTTTTAATATATATATTATTTATCTTTTCTAGTACTAATTTTTTATCATTTAATTTATAATATAAATATTTAATTTCTAATTGTATTAGCCATCTTAATGATAAATTAAATGAAAAATCTTTTAAAAATGGAACTATATTATATAAAATAATTTCTAATTTATTATTTGGACAATATATACTATTAATTAAATCATATTGTAATTCTTCTTTTAATATATTAATAAAACTTTGTTTTGATAATATAGGTATTTTTAATAAAAAATCTTCAATATATAATACTAGTTCATTTATAGTAATATCATCTAATCCAATTGTATATGTTGGAGAAATATAATCAAATATAAATGATAATGATGTACCATTTTTTTCTTTAGTATTGTTAATTATTAAATATTTTATTATTAAATTATAATCTATCTGTTTATTTTGATTATAATATTTACAATTAGTCCTAAATTCTTGATGTTTTTTTATATTAGCACCATTTAATATCATAAAATTTATCATATTTGGATCTCCTAATATACAAGCATATTCTAATAATGTATAACCATTTTGTTTATTAGGTGTATCAATATCAACACCTAAACCAAATGCATATTTTAAAAATAATGTATCACCATTTTTAATTGCATAATGCATTGGTGTAAAACCTTCATTATTATAAATATAAAAATCATTTAGATTATAATATTTATTAATATTAATTATATCTCCTTTATCTATTAAATCAAATAAATTATCTTTTAATAATACTCTATATTTATTTATTTTATTATAAATATCATTTATTATAGTTTTTTTTTCATCATCTACCTTATTTAAATTAATATCTTTATAAATTAATATACATTTATTAAAATAATCTAATGTTTTGTATTTTTTATCACTAATAATTTTAATTCCACATAAATATGATTTTATATATTTTTTTATTTTATTATTTATATCCATTATAAATAATAAAATAAAATATATCATAATAAACGTTTAATATGTAAATGTAAAATCTTTATTTTCTCTAGATAAAGTATTTTGTATATGTGTAGTATTTTGTTTACGCGTTGATATACCACCTCTTGGGATATCATTCATTACATGGTGTTTTGGATTTTGTATATTACTATCTATATATTCAAATCTATCTATTATAATACCTTCTTTATACTGCTTCCATTCTTGTGAATTATTTCGTGAAGAATTACTAAAATGTATATCATTTGAAGTATCTAAATTACCAAAACCTCTACCTGCTACATTAGTTTGATGTGAATAATAAAATTTTGTATTATTTTGTACATTAATATTCTCATAATGTTCTGTATTTTTTCCTTTAGAATTAAAAATAGGTTTTATAAGTGAATCATCAAAATCATAATTTATATTATAATTATTAAACTCTTGTTTTACTATAAATTTTTCTTTTGGTTTAATATTCATTATATAATATAATATATTTTATTTTATTTTAACCACACGACCTTTTTGATATCTAGGATCAATTGCTAATAAACACGATTCTCCTGATTCTTTACAATTACCCCCATTTTCAAATGTACTTTTATATACCCATTCTGCAAATTTTGTTTGATCATTAACAATTGTTGTACTTGGCATTGTATAAAAATTTCTATCTGAAATATTACGACCCCATATATCTAATTCATCTGCATATAATTTTGATTTGTATGCATTTCGGATATCTTGTTTTACATTATTATAATTACAAGCTTCTTTTCTATTTGGATTTGTCATATTATCATATAAAGTAAAATTCATGTAAGGATTATTAGATTTAGGATGGAAACAAGTTTTATCTTTAATATCATCTGACACATTATTTATAAATGTTTCAGTTGTGCCTAAAAATAGTGATATTAATAATAATAATACAGAAATACTTAACCATTTTGAATCTAATTTACATATTATAATTATTATAGAATAATATATAGCAAAACGAGCAATTGCATTAATTTTACCTATTTTTGATAAATCATTTGTTGGAAAAAATTCATCTATATTACTAATTAATATACTTGGATTTTTATACCAAATTTTATTATCATTATTATATTCAATCATTTATAATTATATTTAGATATTTTATTTAAGAAAATATTAATAGATTTAACTATATGAGTAATAATCATTCATGGGTTGAAAAATATAGACCAACTAATTTAGATGAAATAACTGCTCAAACTATAATTATTAATGCATTAAAAAATGTTTTAATTACAAAAAAAATACCACATTTACTTTTTTATGGACCTTCAGGATCAGGAAAGACATCTACTATTTTAGCTCTTGCACGAGAATTATTTAAAACAGATATATCAACAAATAGAATTATAGAATTAAATGCTTCAGATGAAAGAGGAATTAATATTATTAGAGATAAAATAAAAAAATATTCAAAACAAATAATGAATACTAATAATAATCTTCCACCCTGGAAACTTATAATATTAGATGAAGCAGATACAATGACACCTGATTCACAGTTTGCTTTAAGAAGAATAATGGAACAATATTCTAAAATTACAAGATTTTGTATAATTTGCAATTATCATACTAAAATAATAGATCCAATTATATCAAGATGTGCTATTTTCCATTTTAAACCAATTAGCGAAGAAAATATTTTAAATAAATTACAAATAATTTGTACTAAAGAAAATATAAATTATAATTATGAAATATTGACAAAAATAATAGAATTATCAAGAGGTGATTTAAGAAAAGCTATTAATTTTTTACAAAAATGTTATAGTAATTATAATATACTCAATATAGATTTATTAAAAGAAATATCAGGAATTATTAGTAATAATACATTTAATAAATTAATTAATAATATCATAAAAAAGAATACACTAATTGTTGATAATATTATTAATAATATATATATAGATGGGTATTCATTAGTTAATCAAATATTATTATTTCATAATTATATTATAAATTCTAATTTTTCAGATGAAATAAAATCAAAAATTATTTATTTATTATGTGATATTGACAATAATTTAATAAAAGGATGTAATGAATATATACAATTTTTAAGATTAGTTTATTATATTATGAGTATTATTTAAACAAAAAAATATTTATTAATTTATGAATGATTTTTTACCATGGGTTGAAAAATATAGACCTATATATATTGATGATATTATTAGCCACGATCAAAATATAAAAACTATTAAACAATTATTAAAAAATAATGCACTACCACATTTATTATTTCACGGATCTCCTGGAACTGGTAAAACATCTACTATTAATACTATTGCTCAAGAAATTTATGGTGATAATATTAAATTTATGATAATGAAATTAGATGCATCAGATGATAGAGGCATTAATTCTGTTAGAGAAGATATAAAAGGTTTTGCAGAAAAATCTAATATGTTTTATACAGGTGTTAAATTAATTATATTAGATGAGGCAGATGCAATGACATTTGATGCACAATTTGCATTAAGACGGATTATTGAAAAATACTCATCTACAATAAGATTTTGTTTAATTTGTAATTATGAAAATAAAATTATTCCTGCTATAAGAGCAAGGTGTGCTAATTTTCGTTTTTCAAATATTAGTAGTAGCTTTATTTATAATAAATTAAAATTTATTAGTAATAATGAAAATTTATCTTATGATGATAATGCAATAAAAATACTGTCAACATTATGTAATGGTGATTTAAGAAAATCAATTAATAGTTTACAGAATATTTCAATGCAGAATTGTTATATTACTGAAGAGTTATGTTATAGTATTATGGGTACTATAACAAATTCTGATTTAAATAATATAATTGATATTTTAACTGATAAAAAATTAAATTTTATTCAAGTTTATAATCAAATAAATAAAATAATTAAAATAAATGATTACTCATTACATAATATATTAAAAGGGCTTATACCCATATTAATAAAAAAAAATAATGTAATATCAATTATTGTAGAATTATCTAATTTAGAAAATATTATTACAAGTTCTACATTTGATGATATATATATATCTTTATTAGTAAGTATATTTAGAAATAATTTATCTAATATGTAATCTAATTAAATAATCCCATTCTGACATTATATTAGGATCATTATGAATTAAATAATGTTCCATTGGTGATTTAAGGTAGTCTGGTTCTTTATTTTTTTCTGATTCTTTATTTATTTCTATTATTTCAGTTTCGTTGATTATTTCCGGTTCTTTATTTATTTTAAATATATTAAAATAATTAAAACTATTAATTATAAATTTCCATATATTTTCCATTATTTATTATAAAAACCATTTTTTATATAATAACTTTTTTTTAATTATATTCTAGAGAGTATTATTTATCCGTTACTAAAAAATTATTAGTTATTCTCTAACTAAATAAAAATTGAATTATATAATAATTCTGTAATATTGTATAACTATAAATAATGAACATGAATAGACTTAACACAATAATAGGAACAATGCAACTATCTAATATTATAATTACAAAAATTGTTAATACAGAAAAATATTATAATACATATCTTAATATTAATAAAAATAATATCAAGATAATAACAGATTTAGAAAATTATTGTTATGCTGAACCTATTGATAAAATAGATAATAGTAATTACATTAATCAATTTAACATAAATATGCTTTATGAAAAAACTTATTGTGAAAAAACTATATTATCTAATTTAGATAATATATTTAATAAAACTAAAGTACATAAATATATAATTCCAGATACATATCATGTTTATAATACTGAATTTACCAAGTATTATATTAATTATGACCAATTGAACTACAATAAGGGTACTAGTATTATTAATAATTTATCAGTACCAAAAGAATTATTATTATCACAGAAACAATTAATTAAATTGTTAATTAATGAAATAAAAAAAATTAATAGTAATAGAGATTATAAACATTATATTTTTCCTGAAGATGATAATATTTTTAAACTAAGAATTAGATTATTTATTAACTCAAATAGTATTATTGGTAAACAATTAGAAGAGATTAATAAAAAATATGACTATAATTATATTGAATTGCAATTAAATATTGATTCAGAAGGTTATCCTTATATTGCTCCTAAAATAGAATATATTAAACCACACGCTAATTTATCATTCATATTATCTATTAATAATATGGACATCTTAAAACAACATAAATGGTCATCATTAATTTCACTTGAATATTTTATTCTAATTTTAGTAGAAATAATAGAAAAACTTGATAAAGAATATATAGTATATGAATTAAATCCAAATTATCATATTGATACATGTTTTAATAAATTAATAAGTTTTAGTAAACATCAAATATATGATAAGATTGATTTTAATTTTACAAGCACATTTCAATTATATAATCAAGATATAAAAAAATCTCACTGGGCTAATGGCACAGGATATGGATCTAATGATATTAAATCAGATTGGGATATTAACAAATTTATTAAAGACCAAGATACACAAACTCAATACCATACACAATGTTTGGTAGATATTGGAAATATATTAGAAACTGAAATAAAAGAAATTGACCAGGTATATATTGATATTATATATAAACATTTTTTAAATAATATAACCAATATTAATCTATTAGAATTTCAATCAAATATAAATTTGTATATTAAATTATTCTATGCATTATTAAGAGCATATAAGAGACTTGATAAAGATCAAATTAATTGTATTGCAAAAGAATGTAAACATCTATCTGATGAAATTGAATATATTATTAATACTAATAAAAATGATAATGATGATATGCCTGCTTATGTTCATATTCATCATATATTAAAATCATTTTTCTCATATAAAGAACCTATTGAAGAACTTAATATTTTAGCGAATGTAAAAGAAGCTTATTGTCATACAATGAAGTCTTTACAATTTGGTCATTTTGATTTGGATTCTAAACACTCTTACTATAATAAGAAAGATGATAAGATTGAACAAAAATCTATTATGAGAATGTTATCAGAAATTTCAAGTCTAAAAAAAAATCTTCCATTAAATTGGGATACAAGTATTTGGTTAAGAGTTTCTAAAATGAATTTTAATATTTTAACTGTTTTAATTGCAGGTCCTAAAAATACTCCTTATGAGAATGGATTATTTGAATTTCATATTTATCTTCCTACGGATTATCCTAATAGAGCACCTCTTGTATTAATTAATACTACAAATGGTGGATTAATAAGATTTAATCCAAATCTGTATGCAAATGGCAAAGTATGTTTATCATTGCTTGGTACGTGGAGTGGTTCAGGAGGTGAAGTATGGAATAAACAAACATCTAGTTTACTTCAAGTTCTTGTGTCAATTCAATCTTTGATTTTAGTAGACGACCCATATTTTAATGAACC